CTGATCCGGCTCCTTGATGAAACAGGCCGCGTCCGACTTCGAGACCGGCTCGGAGGTTAGATGAGCGGCCTATACGTCCAGAGCGACTACTGGCTCTTCGGCTATGCCGTCGGCGATACGCTGTACGGCATGGCCGCAGGGTCGGCGACTGTCACCGGCACGCTTCGTCCGAAGATTTACTCGCCTGGCGCGAGTGTCGGAACGGCAACCGTCCAGGGTGACATCGACGCGATCGGTCGTCCGATCGCAAGCTCCGCGGGTTCGTCGACAACGTCGGCAACCTCTCGAGCATTCGCCAGGGCGACCGGCTCCGCCTCTGGAACCGGCGCAACTTCTGGATCTGCTATCGCAGAAGGTTCGGGGAGCGGCAGCTCCTCGGGATCTGCAACGGTCGCGGGCGCGGTCATCGCGTCGGGGCCGATCTCGGCCTCCTCGAGCTCGAGCTCTACGGCAACAGCCGACGGCTCCGGTCGCCTCGAGGGCGAGGGCGCTGCGGCGGGAACGGCAACGGTCGCGGCCGACGTCCAGGCGCGCGCCGGGCTCGACGCCTCGAGCTCGGGCACCTCGTCGGTCTCGGGCGATGCGTTCGCAACCGGCCAGGCATCCGGCCAGGCTGAAGGTTCGGCAACCGCAACCGCCTCGGGGACCGCGAGGTTCTCGAGCCGCGGCGAAACGTCCGGCAGCTCGACGGCCGACGGCGCGATCCAGGGCATCTTCCCGGCTAACGGGACGGCGCAGGGCGCGAGCACGATCGCGGGCGATGTGCTGGCCTACGGCCTGGCAGACGCGGCCTCTGCGGGCTCTGCGTCAGCGACAGCGAGCATCTACGCGACCGCGACGGTGGAGGGTGCCTCGAGCTCCTCGAGCTCGGTGTCCGGCGACATCCTGGCAACCGCCCAGGGCGCGGGCGCCGCCGAAGGCCTGGCAACGGTCGAGGGCTCCGGGCAGCGGAAGATCTACGCACCGGGCGCGGCGATTGGCAGCTCGAGCACGAGCGCGGTCATCCTGGCATTCGCTCCGGCGGATGGCTCGATCAACACCTCGGCAACGGTCAGCGCAGACGTCCAGGCCTACGCAAGCGCCGCAGGCTCGATCGAGAGCACCGCCTCAATCGAGGCGGGTGTCCTCGGGCGGACAACGCTTGACGGTGCATCGGCGGGTGAGGCGGTCGTCGATTCGGCATTGATCGGCGCGAAGGCGCTGATCGACGGCAGCGACAGCGGCACCTCGAGCGCAAGCGCCTCGATCCTGGCCTACGGTCGCCAGGTCGGCGACGCGGCGGGCGAGGCGAGCTCGATCGTCACGCTCTACGGACGCGGTCCAATCCTGGGCCTGGTCTACGGCACGGCCGAGCTCGAAGGTCAGGCAGTCGGGCGCGGCTCCGTCGACGGCGATGCGGAGGGCGATGCGACCGTCAGCGGACGGATACGGAATCGCACCTTCACGCCGGACTCGCGCGAGCTGAAGGTTCCGTTCCAGGATCGCCGCGAAATTATTCCGCAGCGCTCGATGCTCAAGGTCGGCGCTGACAGTTCGATCGAGGTCGAGGCGGAAGGCCGCACGATCAAGGTCTCACGAAACAACAGGAGAATCGCTGCATGACGATCATCGCGGCATTCACGAAAGATCCGAACTCGACGATTGACTTCGAGGTCGACTGGAATCCCTGGCTAAACGGGGACGCGGTCACGACCTCCGCCTGGGAAGTTCCCGCAGCGCTGACGATCGTCTCCGAGGGAGTGACGGCGAACGTGACGCGCGCCTTCCTCTCTGGCGGAGTCGCCGGAGCGGACTACCTCATCACGAACCGCGTGACGACTCCAGGCGGACGCATTGAAGACCGCTCGGTCTTGGTACAGGTGCGACAACTATGAACCACACCCTGATCACGGCTCCGACGGGTGAGCCGGTAACGGTCGAAGAGGCGCGCGCACATTGCCGCATCGACGGCAACCAGGACGACGAGATTCTCTTCGCACTAACGAAGGCCGCGCGCGAATACGCCGAGGCCTACACCGGGCGCTCGTTAGTGAATACGACCTGGGAACTCCAGGTCGACCAGTTCCCGCTCTATTTTCAGATCCCGAAGGCGCCGCTCGTAAGCGTGACCTCGATCATCTACATCGACGTCCAGGGCAACACCCAGACGCTCGCAGCGAACACCTACCAGGTCGTCAACGACGCAGGCCCGTTCGCGCAACCTGGGAAGATCTTCCAGGCCTATAACCAGACCTGGCCGAGCTCTCGAGGTCACATCAACGACGTCCGCATCCGCTACGTCGCAGGCTACGGTGCGCCGACAGATGTGCCGCCAGCGATCAAGGCGGCGATCAAGCTGATGATCGCGCACCTCTACGAGAACCGCGAAGCGACGCTCACCGGCACGATCGTCACCGAGTTTCCGCTCGGGTTCACCGCGCTTCTGTCACCCTTCAAGGTGTTCTAGTGCAGGCCGGGCGTCTTCGACATCGTGTCACCGTCCAACGGGCGACCGACGCGATCGACCAGTACGGAGACCAGACGCCGACCTGGGCGTCGCTCGGTACGGTCTGGGCGTCCGTCGAACCGCTCAACGGCCGCGAGTATTTCGCCGCGGCGCAGATGCAGAGCGAGGTCTCAACGCGGATCGTCATCCGTCCGATCTCGGGCGTGACGCTCACGCCGAAGGATCGCGTCAAGTTCGGCTCGCGTTACTTCGACATCCAGTCGGTGATCAACCGCGACGAGCGCAACCGCGAGCTCCAGCTCCTTTGCGTCGAGAGGTTCGTCTAGTGCCGATCGTCACCGACATCAAAGTCGAGGGACTGAAGGAGCTCGAGGCGCGACTGCTTGAGCTCGATGCTCTGGCCGCAAAGCGACTCCTCACTCGAGCAACGCGACGCTCGCTGATCAAGCTCGAGCGCCAGGCGACCGCGAACGCGGAGAGCTTCTCGCGATCTGGAGCGCTCGCCGAGTCGGTGCGAATTGTCACGGTGCGACCGAAGGGCAGCGAGACCGTCGCCGTCCAGGTCGGTCCGAAGAAGAAGGACCGCCGCGCTGTCGCGCTGCAAAACGTCTACTACAACCGCAAGCGGAAGGGGATCTTCTACGGTCACCTCGTCGAGTTTGGTCACCGCGTCCGCGGTCCGAGCGGACGTCGCGTGAACGCGAGACCGTGGTTCGGTCCTGCTTGGGACGCAACGCGCAGCGGCATCCTTCCAGAGTTTCAGCGCATCTTGCGCCAGGGCATCACCCGCATCGAGAAGAGACTGCGCGCTCGCGCAGCCGAAACAGAGGGGCTCGTCGATCCGTGAGCATCGAGAACGCAATCATCGCGAAGATCTCCGCGCTGAACACCGGCGCCGGGTCTCGCGTCTACCGCGAGATCATTGTCCAGGAGCCGACGCTCCCGGCGGTCGCTGTGAGTCGCACAAGCGGACAAGGCATGGCTCGCACCCTGGGAAACAACCCGCTCCTCTTTCGTGCGGTGCTCCGCATCGAGACGGTCGGCGAGACGATGTCCCAGGTCGCGCCGGTCGTCGAGGCGATTCGCGGCGGACTCGACGGATGGTCGGGAACGCAGAGCGGAGTGACGGTCCTCATGTCGCGGCTCTCGCAACAGCAGGAGCAGGCCGACGCAATGGGCGATCGCACGATGCGAGTCGTTCAGCAAGATTTCGAGTTCGTTTATCGGTGATGGGTTAGAGCTTCCATGTTCCTCGGCGCCTTCGGGCGCCTTTTTTTTCTTTCAACAACGACCGCCTCGGCGGTCTTTTTTTTGGAGTGATCACAATGGCTGCAAGTATTTCGACCGGCACCCTCTTTAAGGTCGGCAACGCCGCCTCCCCGGAGGTGTTCTCAACCCTGGCCCAGGTGCAGGAGATCAAGTGGAGCGGCTACAACCGCAAGACCGTCGACGTCTACACGATGGACTCGAGCTACCCGACGCGCATGATCGGCTCGCACGATCCGATGAACGTCGAGCTCAAGCTGCTCTTCGACGGCAGCATCGCTGCTCACGAAGCAATGCGGACGAAGCTCGTCGCGGGCACCTCGGGCAACTACCAGATCATCCTCTCGGATGCTGGCGCCTTCCAGGTGCAGTTCCCCGGCCTGGTGACGAAGTTCGACCTAGACGCCTTCACGGCTGAAGGTGCCGAAGTCGTCGCCAACGTGACGATCGAGATCACCGCGCTCCCGACGGTGACCCCGTAATGAGTCGCGAGCTGCTCAAGGCAACGATCAGCAGCACGTTCTCGAAGGCCTCCGTCCGTGAGCTCGAGGTGCAGGGCGTCAAGCTCTACATCCGCGGGCTCTCGGGCGGCGAGCGCGTGACCTTGCAGCAATGGGCGTCGGAGGCCTCCAAAGGGGGCGAGCCGCTCGCAGACTACAAGGTCGTCTCGCTCGGTCTCTGCGATGCCGAGGGCGTTCGTCTATTCGACGATCCGCTCGAGGTCGCCAAGCTCGACGGCGCGGTCCTCTCGCAACTGTCAAAGGCGATCCTCGAGGCGTCGCTCCTTACCGACAACGCGGTAGGAGACGCTGAAAAAAAATAGCGGGCGAGCCGGAACTCCAGATGTGGTTCCGCCTCGCAGCGCAACTCGGCGCAACGGTGGGTGAGCTCCAGGAGCGAATGAGCTCCGCGGAGTTCACTTACTGGATCGCGTTCTACGGGCTCGAGCCTTTCGGTTACGACGTCGAGAT